TCTGGCAACGTGACTGTAACGGTTACAAACCCTGCAATCTTTGAGTCAAACGGCCAATACAACAACATCTCAGCGGCTTTGACCTCTGGCGATGCGTTTACAATCCTTGGTACACTAAACGAAACCTACAAGCCTAACTTGTCCTTTGCTAAAGGCGCGTTTGGTATCGGGTTCGTTGAATTGCCAAAGTTGTACTCTACTGACACCGTAGTGACTACCTCACAAGGTATTTCAATGCGCGTATCTAAGGGTGCAAGCATCCGCGAGAACAAGCAAATTATGCGCGTAGACGTTTTGCCCGCATTCATTTGCTTCAATCCAATGCGTGCGGCTCGTAACTGGGGTTAATAGAATGGGAGGGGAAACCCTCCCTTTTTCTTGGGGGATTTATGCAAGAAATTTACTCGGTTTTTAAAAAGCTAGATGGCGTTGTCGTAACAGCAATGGTTCACGCCAAAAACAAAGACTTATTTCTGGCTGATGGGTTTGCAGAAACTCACAAAGAAGCTGAAGATTCTAAGCCAGTAGCCAAGGCCAAGAAACATGAAAGCAAGTGATCTGATAAGAGACGCATTGCAGGAGCTTGGCCAGTTAGCTGCCGAGCAACCAATTACAGCGGATCAGTACGCTACAGGCGTAAGGTACGCTAATCGCATGTTTTCCTCGTTCTCTTATTTGGGTTTGGGGTTTACGGTGTTGCTCAATGCGAGCGAAACGGTAACTATCCCGTCCTTTGCTGATGAGTGGGCTGTAAAGTCGTTAGCGGTGAGAATGGCGTCACAATATGCGGCATTTGATGGGCTGCAAGATTTAAAGATGGACGCAAGAACCGCTTACAACGAGATGATAAAAAACCTCGATTTCGATTACAGTACGTCTTATCCTTCTGGCCTTCCTGTTGGTTTGGCGGTAGAGAACGATTTTGGTGTAGACGCATTCTACCCGAACGATGATGAAGCAATTCTAAGCGAGTCTGGCAACTTTATAGCTGTGGAGTAAAACGAATTGGCAAGACGTCCAGAACCTATTCCATTGCCATTCACTAACGGTTTCTATCAATCCCGTTCGCGCCCTTTATCCTCTCAGCGTTGCGTTAATTGGTATCCACAAGTAAATACCGCCGCCGCACTAAATCAAGAAAATCTTTATCCGACCCCCGGCATTAATCAGATCGTTTCCGGCCTCGATGGTCTAGGCCGTGGTGCGCACGTATGGAACGGTATTTTATATGTTGTATGCGGTCGCAAGCTGTACAGAATAAACCAAGTACAAAACCCTGACGGTAGCGAAACATTCACCCCTATAACAATTGGCGATATTGGCGGTGATGTTGATGTCATTATGGTTTCAATGAAAGCTCAGTTGTGCGTGTTGGTTCCCGATGTAACCGCTACAGTTTCGGGCAATGCTTACATCTATGACGGCGCAACACTGACAGACGTAACAGCAGAGGCAAACTTTCTATCCCCTGCAATAAGCGTGGTTGCGATAGATTCATACTTTGTTTTCGCGCAATACAACACCCGTTTTATATTCCATTCCAACCTAAACGATGGTACGACATTTAACGCGGTTGATGCGTGGGAGATTCAGCAATTCCCAAACTGTAACGCCTTGGTTGTTTATCAAAACAATCTATACGCGATGGGAGAGAGCGCCACTGTTCCTTTCTATAATGCGGAAGATTCTGAATTCGCATTTAGGCCGTCCCCTAACTCTGTTATAGATTCGGGCATAGCTGGACAGTACGCAGTAACACCTTATCGCGGCTCTTTTGTTTATCTTGGCTCTGGCCAGAACGCAGAGCGCGCGGTGTGGCTTTTTAGCGGTGGGCAGCCAGAAAAGCTAAGCGATAACACAATCGACTTTGTAATCCAAAACCAAACCGTCAGCGATATTTCTAGCGCTAGATTAGTTCGCCACTCTCAAAATGGGGCAGAGTTTGTCGCGCTGTTTGTGGGTGATTGGTGCTTTGTTTATGACCTTGTTAGCGCTAAATGGCACGAACGCAGAAGCTCTATCCCGAATGGCAACGGGTTCATAGATGCGCCTTGGCGAGCCAAGCACATCATCCAAGCCTATAACCGAGTGATCGTGACAGATTCGAGCCTTGGGGCGCTTGGCCTGCTTGATGACACCATCCACTCAGAGTACGGCAATGGCATGAGATCATATTTCATCACGCAGCCGTTTATGAACCAAGGCCGAAGAATCCGCGTGCCTGCAATTGAGATTTATTGTGATGTAGGTAACGCAGAGAGTGAGAACTTGCAGCTTGAGTGGTCAGACGATGGAGGCTTCAACTATTCCAACACCATGAGCCGCAAGATCGGCGGCACTGGTGAGTATGGCCGCCGCGTAGTATTTGATAGGCTAGGAGCTGTACCCAACACAAGAATGCTAAAAGTTTCCTACGATGGTGCTAAGGCTATGTCTATTAACGCACTAATGGCTACAACACTATGAAGGCCGTTATCCCTAATCTAATCACCCCCATAGTTCGCAATGACGGGATAGCTGCGCAAACTATGCGTGCGTGGATGGAGTCGGTAACAGGGTTCGAGACCTTTTTTGCTAAGCGTATTAGGGTTATTAACTCGCTCAGCGACTTTAAAAACCAAACCGAAACAGCGATCATTCTTGACGCTGGTTACACCTATGTGATCGGCGATATTATCGAAACGGCAAAGGGATTTTACGCGACTGGTGGATTTTCAATGACGGCGTTCAGTGGGGCGCATAACACGCTCACATATACTGGCGCTGGGGTGATGTTTACGCTGGATAACAGCGTGGCGGCTGTTTATGACATAGGAATATCATGCCCAAACGGAACTCTTATTAACGCCACTGGCGTTGGAATATCTATATTCGAAAGAAGTAGCTTTTTCGCAATAAAAAATATTGGGGCAATTACAGGCGTAGGGTTCAGCAACCTAAACTGGTCTAACTGTACTTTTTATTTAATTACAGGTACTGGTCTAGTTGTTGTTGATGATGTTCAGGTTCTATCGATGAATCGTATATTTTGGAATTCAACAAGCAATACGCACGTTGCCATAGACATAACCGCAGCTACTATTACAACAATGGAGCTTAGAGACTTTGAACCGCTTGGAGTGTCCGGTAGTATCGCAATAAAAGGCTTGCCTAATTCTGTCAATATCGCCCCAAATGATATTGCGTCTATAGAAAGCTGTAACTTTGCTAATTCCGCTATGACCCCGCTGTCAGGAATTCAGGTAAGTGATTTTAGATTTGAGTTTTCAGATAACGGCGGTATTCAAGATACTATTTCTGACGCGTTAATTTACTTTAATGGCAACGTATCAAATACTATTTTTTCCGCAATCAATACCCCAGTTAAAATAGTCGCTACATGGATAACTGAGAGGCTTAGCAAGTTTAATCACGCAATCAATGGCAGCCCTGAGTCCTTGTCAGAAAGGCCAGCAGTATTTCCCGTTGATGTGGTGGTATACGCAAAGGCCACCACAGGAGCAGCTCAAAACGTAACGCTTTATTTGGCGCTCAATGGGGCTATAATCGCAGGAACGGCATCTACTGGAATCGTCAAGAACACAGAGCGAACACGATTTGTTATTCCGTGGCAAATACTTCTAAACGAAGGCGATACGGTTTCGGTTTTTTTAGAGAACAACACCGGAACTACAGCGGTTTTATGTGAGCAGGGGGTGCTTAGAATCCGATGATAGAATGGTCTAATAACACATGGCTTGCGCACAGCATTATGACAAGCCCTAATATATGGCCCCATATTAGCGATGATACATGTGATAAAAATTCATTCGTATTGCCGGATATAGACGGTAAAATATTTAGACTCGCGTTGTGCTACCATGGCCAAAAATTGTACGGCTGTTTTTACTTTATCGAAAAAGACGAAAAGACAACAGAAATTCACACGTGCATGATGATAGCTGGCAAGGCTAAAGAATTCGGAGATCAGATAGTAAAAAAGGTATTTGGCGAAACTGATTATGAGAAAATAGAGACATTTATTCCTGTGGATAACCCCGCCGCCAGAAAATTGGCGCAGAGATGCGGGTTTGTTTCCGTTGGAATGAATAAACCAATCATTAAAGCCGGAATTGTAACGCCTGTTGAGGCGTGGGAGTTGAAAAAATGCCAGCAGTAAGCGGTATAACTGATTATCTCGGTGCAAGAGAGCAAGGAAAGGCGGCGAAGTCGGCGGCAAATATTCAGGCCAAGGGCGTAGAAAATGCCCAAGCGCTTCAGCGAGAATTCACCGATAAATCAGTAAACCAGTTAGGCACCAACTTTCAGAATGCCCGCACAGCATTACTATCAGGCCAAGAACAATTTGGCAGAATCTTTGATGAATCCGGCAATATCTTGTCGGGCGGCTACGATCGTGCTCGTGGAGATTTAACAGCGGGTGCGGCTGGCGCTGAGGAGTTGTTAAATCCATCCTACCAGCGCGGCGAGTCGGCCTCACAGCTACAGTCGGCATTCAGTGGGTTAATGGGGCAGGACGCACAGCGACAAGCCTACGAAGGTTTCAACGAATCCCCCGGCACTGACTGGCTACGCAAAAAGCAAGAAGAAGCGCGGTTGCGTACATTCTCGCGCCTTGGTGGCGGGTTGGGCAATCAATCCTCTGTCATGTCAGCGTTGGCTGGTGATGAGTTTGGTCGAGCGCAAACAGACTTCAGCAACTACTACGGACGACTGAATGATATTTCAGGCCGTGGCGAGAATGCAGCTACAAATATCGCCAACATTAGAGCCAGTCTAGGCACAGGATTAAGCAACCTAAGCACTGGCGAGGGTACGTCACTTGCTAATTTGACTGGTACGCGAGCGGCTAGCGCTCAATCAACAATGCAAAACCTAGCTGATTTATTTAGGCAGGAAGGAACGTCCACGGCAAATGCTTACGCAGGCGCAGGCACAGAGCAGGCCAATCTTGCCCAGAATTTGGGATCAGCTAGAGCGGGTGGCGATATATACGCGGCTCAAAACTCGCCAGCCATACTTCAAGGCTTGCAGGCTGGGCTAACGGGTTACGGCGCGGCAGGCGGTAAAATGCCAACTAGCTTTGGGTCGCTCTTTAAGCCTAAAGAAGCGGCAAACATAGAGGCGCTTTGGAGGTAGTTATGTTTAGTGAATTTTATAATAGAGCTATGGATGCAAAGAAATCGCAGATTCCTAGGGCGTTTATGGGTGTCGCGGCGGGTCGCAACAAATACGCACCACAAGAATACCAAGCGCCGCAGTCTTACGAGCCGTTTGCGCAGTTATTCCAGTCACAACAAAGGCCGCAAGTTACAGATATTTACCAACGTGCAGCAATGCCAAACGACCTGTTAGCAAGGTATAATTCAATGGCTCAAATGCTACAGCAGCAGCAAGCGGCAATGGTTCCGCGCACTCAGCCGCAAATGATGCCGCAAGAACAAATCCCGTGGAAGGGCAATATAAAGCCTAATCCCTACACTAATTTTGCTCAATTATTCGGTGGCAGAAATGGCTAACAGTATTTTGCAAGGCGTTGTAAGTCAGCCTGTAGATTTGGCTGGGGCATTTGCTCGCGGGCAACAAATGTACAACCAAAACCAAAGCGCGCAACTAGACCAGCAGCGCGCTAAGCAGGATATTAGCGAAGCTGACTATCAAAAGAACGTGCGTAAAGTGCAGATTGCAAACCGATTAGCAAAAAAGGCTATAAACTTGCCGCCGGAAGGGGTTGATCAGCTATTAAATCAATATTCTAATGTATTGCTTAGCGTTGGGTTTACGCCAGAAGATTTAGCAAATACACCAAGAGACAAGCAGGGTCTTCAAGCCCTAATTGATCAGACTGATAGTGTTATTCAAGCTAGCGGCAAAGGAAGCGAAAGCGAAGTTCAGCAAGCTCAGTACGTTGAGGGGCTTGGGTATGTTCAACAGCTTAGAAATGGCCAAGTAACAATGGCGGAGCTTTCGCCAGAGCAACAAGCAAAAGTTAAACAGGCGTTGAATGCTCAGGCTGGAAGACAGGCGCAGGCTTATGGTCAGAAGCAAAGGGCTGGATTGCTTCAAGAAGCTGACTTAGCTCCTGATATTGAGCGGGAGAAGACTATCGCCAAAGAAACGGGCGCTGGAAACATTAAGCGAACGCAAGACTATGTTGACCGAGGCGTAACAGCGGCAGAAGGTATTCCAAACGTTAGGCGCGCACTTTCCCTTATGGATGATATTCAGACCGGTGGCATAGATAAGGTGGCAATTAGAGCTAGGCAAATATTCGGCATAGAGGGCGCTGACGAGGGTGAACTTTCGTACAATATGGGCAAGGCTGTTTTGTCTCAGTTAAAAGATACTTTCGGCGCGGCATTTACTCTTAAAGAGGGTGAGCGCCTAGAACAGCTAGAGGCTGGCCTTGGGCGCTCACCAGAAACAAACCGCCGTATATTGGCGCAAGCGCTACAGGTTATGGAGTCTAAAGCCAAGCGCGGCGCTGATGCGGCAAGAGAGTTGGAGGATGAGTTCGCAGCGCAAGATATTGAAAAATATATGTCAATGGAGCTTGAGCCTGATAAAAAATATCAGCCTCCGCCTCAACAAAACCGCCGCGCATCCGACAAAATGCCAGTGCAAGATGATGGCGCGGTTGATTGGAGCACGCTTCCATGAATGTGACGCTGCCAAACGGAAAGGTTATAAAAAACGTGCCAGAAGGTACGACTAAGCAGCAAATAATGGATAAGGCTATTGCTTCCGGCCTTGCTACTGCTGAAGATTTTGGTATAGCTCAGCAGCCTCAGCAGCAACCACAAGAGCAGCCCAAGCGAGAGGTTGGATTTGGTGAGGGATTGGCTCTAGGTGGCGAGCGTGGCGTGATGCAGGTTCTTGGTGGTGCTGGGCAAAAACTTATCCAGTGGCGACAAGGCCAGCTAGACAGTGAGATTGACGACTT